CTCATTCCAATCAATGTGCTTGCAATTTGTGACACAATGACTACTGGAATTATTACTTCCTGTGCTTTTTCTCTCTGATCGTCTGTCATATCCATACCTAACTCAGAGAAGTTAGATAGGAGTTCTAATGGGTTTATATCAAATACCGCACCAAGCGGGTCTGCTAAGAATGCTTCTGTTTGTACTTCTGTTGTGGCGTCTGCAAGGGTGTATGGCATGGGGGCGTCCAAGTTCTCATTTGCACGATCACCAAATTCTTCAAGAGCTGTTGCCACTTCTGGATTAGACTTTGCTAACTCTGCTACTACTGCGAGCTCTTTTACTGATACACCAAGAGACTTAGATACTACCGACGCCTGCTCTGGTGTTAATTTAGCTAAAGTGTTAGAATTAGTTAAGTCAGCAATTAAGTTTGCTGTTGCATTATCGATTGGAGCATTCTCTGTTTTACTTGGAGTTTCAGAAGCATCTTGAGTTGGTTCAGGCTCTGGAGTTGGATCTATATCCTCTGGCTGAGGTGAAGGCTCTACAGAAGGCTCTGGTTCAGGCTCAGGTGTTGGGGTGGGATCTACAGTCTCCTCATCTGTGGTATCAGGCGTTGGAGAAGGATTGGCTTCTTCTGGTTCAGTTTGCTCAGGAGTTGGCTCTTCCGTAGGCTCTTGCGTTGGTTCTTCAGTAGGCTCAGATGTTGGCTCTGGTGAAGGCTGTGGAGTTGGTTCTACGGTTGGCTGATTTGCTGCTGCATTTGCAGCAGCCTGTGCAATAGCAGCAGAAACTCTTTGCTGTCTTTCAAATTCAAGCTGCTCGTTATATGAATCCCATGCGTCATCAATGGCATCGTTCATTTCATTTACTGCCTGTGTATAGTTTGTATTAGCAGTATTTTTAGCAGACAAAGCGTTTGTTAGGTTTTGCTGAGCTGTTGTTAGGTTTTGTATAGCAGTTGTTAGGTTTGAGTTATATGTTGTTAGGTTTTGATTTTGATTATTGTAATAAGAAACTTTATTGTTGTAGATTTCTTGAAGGGTTTGCTGTGTTAAAAGAGCTTGATTATATGCATTAATTTGTTCTTGTGTTGGTCCAGATCCAGATGAGAATGTTCCAAGATTGCAGCTAAACCCAACTCCCCACCCTCCAGTGTAATCACATCCAGCACCTGTCCATCCGCCAGGTATAGCCCATCCAAGATGGTACGAGCCTGGTCCTCCACCGTTATACCACCAAATCTCTACATCAAATGTTTTATCTGTAGTAACATCATATACTGGTGAGTAGGAACTCCACCTAACCCCCTGCTCTACCCAATTGCTAATTGCCAATTGACCATCAATATACATCTTAAATCCATCGTCTGTATATCCAGCAAAGTAGGTAGAAGTCCAGTGGTCTGGAACCGTGATCTGTCCAGTAAACTTAACTACAATGTTCTCATATCTATTTCCACATACTGGAAGTTGCATGGAGTTTGAGTTCCATGTGCCAGAGCAAATTACAGAATCTGGCACTGCAATGCTTGGCCAAACTCTTGCTAAATTATAAACTGTGTACTGAAGTCCTGATCCACCAGAAGACTGCATGTCTGACTGAGCTGTTTGAAGGTTTATGTTTGCTATATCTAAATCGGTTTGTGCATCATTTTTATCTTGCAATGCTGTTGCTACTATGGGTGTTTGACTATCTACTGCTGATTGTGCTGCATTCTTTTCTTGTAATGCTGTGGCTTCTGCTGTTACCGCTGCATCATATTGCATGTCTGCTGTATCTTTAGCCAGCTTTGCAGCTACTGCAGCATCATACTTGCTCTCTGCAATATCAATTAATTCTTGAGTTTCTACCTTATCTGAAAGGTTATTTATTTTAGAATTAAGTTCTGCAATTTCTTGGGCAGCTATTGAAATAGGATCATCTGCTTTGGCGTCTCCCATAAAGAGCCAACCAAAGCCTAGAAAGCATGCCAGTGTTATGCGATATAGTCTAGTAATTTCCAATCTCCCATGTCAGAATGTCTGACAATTTAATTATACAGGAGAATGTATACTAAATTACTTCTATATTTCCCAGCGCCTCAGCTAATTCCTGTGGCATTCTTCTGGGTGGCTTAATTAAATTATCTACCCTAGCTTTTTCTTCTTCAAGATAGTTATCTCTTACTAATTCGCCGTAAGTATGTATTTCAACTTCCCTGTTTTTCTCCCGCTTTGAATGGATAATAGCGTTATAAATTGATCCGCAAACAGCGTCCGCTAAGTCTTTTGAACCTTTTCTAGGGTGGTCTACTCTATCTCTCATAATACGAAGCTGTAACAATTCATCTACTAGAAGATCAATACGTGGACCCTTTACTCTTTCTTCCGCCACAATCAAGGCCATGTCTTCGTAGTGCTTCTTAGCAACAGACAACAACTCTGTATTCATTCCGTACCCACGCAACTGTTGCATCATATCGTGTGAGTTCCATCGGTCAAATGTTGTTAGCTTAACATTGAATCCACGTTGCCTTAAAGAAAGTATATAGTCTTTAACATCAGTAAAGTCTACGCTTTTCGATGCAGTAGGTGTCCAGAACCTAACAGCATCTACTACAACTACAGGTGCCGTTTGAGCATACTCATTTCCAACCTTCATGTTAACCCACTTTTCAACGTGGGCTAGCGATACTGCACAATGGTCATGTTTTTGGGCAAGGTCTACGTGAATGAAGTATTCAGTATTGTCCAGTGGCTTAAACCATTCTGCAAACCTACCAGATGAATCTACTGCTAGGTTAGGGTTGTTAAAGGCTGTTTCGATCTTTTCTCTAGACTTAAAGAAAGCGTCTACCGCATCTGGCGGCATGCATGCATATCTGGACAAAGAATCTTCTGGATTCTTATAAAAGTCAATCTTAAAGTCTTCGATTACTCTTGTAGGGTTGATCTCCCATGTAGGTCGCTTTAATGCAAACACTTTGGGAACTTTGTACGCAACTATGTGGTCTTCCTCCCACTGGATGCTAAACTTATTTCCAGGGTCATCTTCTGGTAGGTCTGGATTTAAAACAAACTCGTGTGTCTTTATCACAGTCTCTTTGGTTGCAATAGACTCTTCGTACTTCTGCTGAATAAAGTCATTCTTAAAACGAGGGAATGAAAGTAGGATTAGTTTACCAAAGTCTGGGAAACGTGATGTAAGAGATGCACGGTACATATCATAGATAGACTGAGCAGTTTTAGCCTGATCATGCCCTGTGGTAGACTCTAAAGCAAAGCCAGAAATCTCGTCGAGAACAACAACGATTACGTTATAACCTTCCCAAGCTTCTCTTTCTGAGTGGCCTGAGTGAACTGTAATACTCTTATCAAACTCAATTGATCCAGCTTTAGGATTATACTTACCAACAAACCATGGTGACTTTTCGATTCTCTGCTTGAATCCCTTAAAGAAAACGTTGTTAGCCTGCTGTGCGTTAATAGCAATATTAAGAATGTCTATAGCATCTCCAGGTGGTTTTCCATAATATACCGCTGGATCCTTTAGACATAGGAGAAGATATGTAATATATGCTGCTGCAACTGTTGAAGTATAGTCCTTACCAGAACCCTTACCTAGCTGGAAGATAACTTCATTACAAGTTTGCTTCCATCTCTTTTCACCCTCTTCTTCGCCTAACCATCTGATGAGAGTGTCTTTCTTGTACACCTGAGTCATTGCTTTAATCATTGTGTACTGATATGTAGATAGCGGTGGTAGGCCAAGATAATTGACAGATGTTACGAACTCTTCAATTGTTACTGGCTGTTCTTCGAACTCATCGCCATCTAGTACATCAAGAAAATCACTAAAGTCAGCCATTGTTTACTTGTATAATCTCCACTGGCTCAACTACTCCAGAGATTCTTGACAATCTCTGCTTAACTTCTCTCTGGCATTTCTCACACTTAGATGTTACATCACGGAGAATACCCATCAAAACTTCCTGCTTTTCTTCTGTTTCAGCAATCTTTGAACCCATCTCCGTATTGTCAAGGAGTCCTGCCTTCTGCAGCATGTCCATCTGTCTTGCCTGAATCTCTGCTACAAGCTTAAGAGCGGATACCTTTGATCTAAGGTCCGCTGCATTATCTGACTGCTCTACTGTTTCCCACGCCTTATTCATAAGCATGCTGTAGTGCTGGTCTGAAGCAACTAGTGCTTCTCTAGCACGTTCCTGAATGCTCTTGTCATTTTGTGCATAAGACTTCCACTCATCAATGATTCTGAGAACTTCATTACGCTTTATATCAAGCTCTTTAGCAATCTGAGTTGGTGTATAACCCTTTAGGCTTCTTTCGACAACCTCATTCATTTGTTCGAATGGCTTTTCAA